GTTTCAACACCACCAAAAAATATAACATCACCTGACTTATAGTTTGATATCTCTGTACCATTTACAAGCATGCCAGTGGTGCCTGGCGCTGTCTCACGCCTCGCCCCATCAAACACTGGATTCAAAGGAAATCTCTTTAATAATTTTTGATGATCTAATTTTTTACCAGCCAAATCAGGAACGGAGATTTTAAATGTACCATCTCCAGTTGCGTCTACAAAATCACCATTTACTAAGTCGGGTAAAGAGTTTGCAAGACGAATATTATTAGAATCAACACGACTCACATAATAATTCTTACCATCAATCAACTGACCTAGACTACCACTCACAACACTATATGTGACAACCTCTCCAGAATAGAATCCATGATCCGCTGCACCCTCTGTAACCTGTATTAACTGTATAAGGTCTCCTCCAGTGGCGCCAGTCCACGTTACAGAACGGTCTGGTGCAACTATGGGTTCATTACCTAAACTTGGAATTGATGGTGAGGCAACGTATGCATGAGGATGCGGTGGTAGTGCGAGTGCATTATCGCTATCATGATCATATACATTTTGAACATCAGTTGTATATTTTGTGATATTATCATGAAGAGAACTATTTCCTCTTTTTAATCTTCTTCTTATAAATGCAAAATTGTTTATACCAACGCCAGGCAAATCACCTAAAACAAATGATGAACTACTAACAACACTTAAAACACGACCTAATGCAACAAAATTGGATTGACCATCCAAAACCTCAATTGCATCTTCTTCTAAGAATCCATGATCAGACAGAGTGGTAATATTAAAACTACTGCTTGACTGTCTTAAAACTGTTTTTGGAGTAAATTTAACGGATGTGTTGTAAATATATGATCCAAAATTACTGTCTTCTGAACTTTTATATGCACCATATGTTCCAACTCTAATCTTATCACCTTTATTAAAATAAAAAGTATTGTCAGGTATTGGAAAATCCTTTAAAACACCAGTAACTAAAACTTCAATCTTCTTTGTATTATTTGCAAAAGAATATCCATATGCAACATTATTATATCTTACATCATCACCAACACTTAAAACATCAGCAGCAGTGGGTAATCCTACAAATTGGTTTGCAGTTTTACCTGTGTAAGTTACAACTCCAGCAACACTCGCTGTTGGTAATGATAAAGAACCACTGGTAGGAAATCCAACAGTTGTATCAACAGTCATCACAGTTGAACCAATAGTAACTGGATTTACAACACGAGTTCTGCCTGGAACTATGAAATTACCATCAATTGAATCTTTTGATACACTTATTTGATAATAGTGTTCTCCACCATATATGAAATCTTTAACATCTGATATCGCACCAGAAGCACCACGAATATTCTTATCATCCTCATCAGCATCTTGAAAGAGTGTTGATCCTTTTAAATTACGAGGATCTCCAGTTATAGATTTAACAACAAAGTCTTGTGCAAAGCCATAATCTGCGTCCGATGGTTTAATTAAAAACTCAGATGGTTTGATGATACTAACTTCTTTACCATATAATGCTCTGAATAAAATTTTATATGATTCTTCTGTTCCCTTTGTTTTATAAAAATCCTTAATTTGTCGAATAAACTTAACTTGATCTAAATCGCTATCAAGTTTACGATTTTCAAAACCACTTGCAAATGTTGTTTTAAGTTTACCAAAAAACTCACGAATGAAAAGATTGGATAAATTATGAACTTTTGAACCACCAGTATGAGATACACCAACAGTTGTATTAAATGATAATAAATCTGGTCTTGTAGGTTGATCCATGTTATCAACACCACTAAAACCACGAATACAGCCAGTGAATGATGTTGTTCCAACACCAGTGTAAGTGATGATCTCGTCATCAATTTTTAACAGTCCATATTTACTTGGATAACCTTTTGTTGAATCTACAAAAATCGTAGACGAATATGATTCTGTATCTGTAGATAATCCTGTGTACTCAGTAAGAGCAGCACCGACATAAGTTTGTAATTTAGTATATCTATCTAAATTTTCAGCAATGTTTATAGATCCACCTTGATATTCTTGAGAAATATAATACTGTTTCATAAAATCCACAAAAAGTGGACTATCAGATTGCACGAACTCAGGTAACTGATTTTCAATTACCTGATTAATTTCGACTCTTTGAATTGAGGTATCTATCATTAATATCCGCCGCCAGAACTAGATCCACCGCCGCCACCAGATGATGTGGTGGTAGTTGTGGTTGAACTTGATGTTGTAGTTGAACTTGCATAAGTTCCACTAGTTGATGTAGTTGTTCCAGTTGCAGCAGTGGATGGAAGAATTGCAGCAGCTGTTGAAACTGGAGAGTTTGATTTTCGAGTGAAAGTTGGAGTATAATAACTGTGCGTATGTACAAATCTTGATCCAGAAGTATTTTCTCCTGATGCGATTAAATCTTGAACCATATTAATCGTTGTATTTGTCATATCAAATTTAACATATAAATCTCGAAGACCAACAATGTCATTTGAATGTGGAATCGCTTGAATTTCAATCACGTCATTTGTAATTGACGTTGAAAGTATATTTACAGTATCTATAAGAACTTCGCCATGCATATAATCGACAGTTCCAGCATTTTTCTTTATAATATTAGGAGTTCCACCCTCAGTGTATGTAAAAAAGAATATTCGACCTTTTTCACGATTAATTACCTCATCGGCAAGATAAACAGTGCCTGTAACACCTTCAATTGTGAATCCTGTTGAAACTACATTATAAGAACTCTCTTGAGTATGGAACATATTACCAAAACAGATTTCATATTGAGCAAATTGACCTAAAACCGCTTTTAAATTGCGTCTAATACATACAAGAGTAATATTTGATGTGATTGATGAGTCAACACTGTCAATAAGCGATACAGCCTTACTATATTTGAATCTACCACCAAATTTATTCACATCAATTGAACGAGAGTACTGTGTGAGAGCGTTTGAGATGCCTGTTTTAAGATCTTCTGGTTTATCATTTAAACTTGGGTTATAATATGGGTTTGTTTTTAATTCAACATACAAATATTTTAAATCTACGAATTCTGGCACAATACCAGCGACAGCATAACTCTTTAATCTTTGAATTAACTCTCTTTTTGTCTCATCTGATAGAAAATCACCATTTCGAGGTTTTACTGATATAAAAACCTTTCCAAAACGAGGTGGACTCATTTCTTCACCACCATAAGCAGTTACAGACTCGACATTTGGGTAAATATATCCTAAAACTGACTCATAATCAGATGAAGTAACTGCTCGATACTGAGATGAGTAAATTCGAGGTGCATAATACTTTATTGAAGAGATAGATTCAATTTCATCACCATCTCTTGAACTTTCTAAAGTCTCAATCAAGGATATATTCGCTGCATCAATTTCAGCACCATCTTGATTTGTAATATTTCCTACAAAACTAAATTCTGCAGCGCCATTTCCTTCCCTACCAGCATTTGTAATGTAACTTACTCTGATAAAGTTAGAATTAGCTAATTTTTTACCAATTACGTTGTCTCCAAAGATTAATTCGTATCTTTCATCTTCAATTTCTTGTAAAAGGTAAGATGATGAAGTTGAAGTGATTCCAATGATATTATCAATCTGTTTATATGTTACACTTGTTGTTGAACTTTGAGCTGGACGAACTTTGACCTTAATTGTTGATGTATCAATGAACGAATTATCAAGAATATATCTTTGATTGAATAAACTGGAGTTTACGGTAAAAAATTGTGTTATAAAAGTCCCCTCATAGACTTCAATATCATTAAATTCAGCAAAACCGTTTACAACAGGCACTGTAATGCTCTCTGGAATTGAAAATATGTAATTTGAGTTTCTTCCAGCACCATTACAAACTAAACCAGCGTTTAATGTGAGTGTTGAAGTCTCTGTTAACCCACTTACGTTAAATGCTATTCTTGCTCTTGCAGATCTACGAGATCTGGGAACGTATCCGATGTTTCTGGCGAGTGCAACAACGTTTTCTCGAAGTGTAGCGGAGTCGAGAAAACATTCATTCGCTGCCATATTGGTATTATATGCAGTAATGTATGTATTATAAGCTAATGCATCAATAATTATTGAAAGGTTCGACCCTTCAAAATCATAATCAGTAAAATTAGTGTTCGCCCTCAGATAATCTCTGATTGACGCCTTAACTTGATCAAAATCTAAATTAACATATTGTCCGAAAGCCATTATACTCTAGCTGGGAATAGGAGAACGTCTACTGTTTGTGATGGTGCTGGTATGCCAACGATATCATACTGAATTGTTGCATTCATCTCATTAGAATCTGCATAAATTGAAACTGTTACATCTATATTTCTAATTCTAGGTTCAAAATTAACTAATGACTGTTTAATTTCATCAGAAATTCTAATTTCAGTGATAGATGTATTTAAATCAAACAAGGCATTGTTTACAGAAGACCCAAAATCAAGAATGTAAGGTTTTTCACCAAGAATTGTAAAGATTATGTTCTTTACAGATCTCTTGATAGCATCTTCATTCTTTATTGTCACCAAATCATTCGTCACAGGATGACGTTTGAAGGATAAATTGATATCTTTGAATGCCCTAGAAGCCACTATTTAACACAAAAAGTTTGCTGTTTTTATTTATACCGCTTTTTTTATCTTTTTACGACTCGAATTCGATATTTTTCTGATTCTAAAGCGTTAATAATATATTTAGCGCTAATTCTTGGGTCTTTTTCGCCGCAAGTGAAGAAATCTGCGTTCATTCGACCAAATTCAGGCCAAGTATGACAAGAAACATGACTTTCAGAGAGTGCAAAGAGACATGTAACACCACATGGACTGAATTTATGTGTATATTCGTTCAATATTGTCATCTCTGACTTCAAAATTGCACGAGTAAAGATGTCACGAAGGAAATTTGG